TTAGGTTCTATATCTGATTTAATATCATACCATAGTTGTCTATCAGGTCTTCCTATTTGAGAAAGACGTAATGTCTTTATATCATCTCTCTTCTCAAATAGAAACTTATTAATAGACTCCATGATATTCTTACTGAAGGTATGAAGAAACTCTTTATCAGTTGTTCGCTTGTCCAAACCTTCATCAATAGTTCTGTATATATCTTGAACTAAAGTATCTACTTTTTTACTCATAACATTCCTTTATAAAAATCCCACCAACCACAACCCACTTCAGCATTAAGCTTAATTTATTTAGAAAGGAATCTCATCAGAGTCAAGGTCATTACCTGACTTATACCCATCAGGTACAACATCAAAGTCCTCACCTTCTGAATACTCTACAAGGTTAATGACTTGGACTGCCTGAAGGTCTGCTCCAATACCATTCTTACCTGCATAGTTCCATTCATACGTCTTAAAAAGAACATTAACATCAGAACCATTGCCTACTAATGTTCCCTTTATATCTCTCTTTTCAGAGTCTTTTAAAGAAGGTGGATTATTTGCATTACCATTCTTAGAAGTAACCTTTCTTTTAAAGGTAATGAAGTCTCCTCTCTCGTCATCCTTGTTCTTAACTGCAAGACCTGACTCGATTGCCCTCTTTTTATTAGCTGAATCAACAGCTAAGTCGATACTCCAAACAGGCTCGAATGTAGTGTTTGGATTAGATATTGATGCCCAATAGGCTTTACCATTTAATACTGGCATTATTTTTCTCCTTAGTTTTGTTAGTGCAAACTTAGTTGCTATTAAAATATAACGAATTATACTATATAATAATTAGTATGTCAACACCTTAATGTGTTTCATACCAATTTTTTCCAATTTTATATTCACTATCCAAAGGACATTGAACATTCAGTTCTTTCTCTACAAGTTTCATTGCTTGTTGAGTCATATCACCAAACCTTTCTGCTTGGTCTCTGCGAACTTCAAATTGGTATTCGTCATGGATAGATGCAACAAGTCTATAATCATATCCCTGTTGCACCTTGAAAGTTATTTGTCGTAACCATTCCTTACAAATGATTGCACCTGCTCCTTGTAAGAGTAGGTTCATTGAAGCATGAAACTGTCTGACCTTTAGTAGTCTACCATCAATAGCTCTTATCTGTCCTCTCTTTGCAACTCTGTCAACCTTATCACGCAAGGTTTTAAGAGAAGGCATATTGGACATGAACTTATTAATAATCTTCTTACCTTCAGTCTTACCACCACCAACTATCTGTCCTATCTTATCAGGACCTGCTCCATATATTAAAGCATAGATAAAAGTCTTTGCTTGGTCTCTAGTCTTCAGACCTGCAGCCTTCTGATTGGCAGTATGTATGTCACCTTCAACTACTTCCTTTGTAAACTTGGAATCGCCCATGTAATGAGCAAGGCAACGAAGTTCTAGACTAGATGCATCACAACCCAGTAGTATATATTTACTATTGGTAGGTATCCAAACTGACCTACATTCCTTACCATAGGGAGAATAGGAAGCAGGAACTTGAGCCATGTTTGGAGAGTTGTGTGCCATTCTTCCACTAATTGCTTTTAGTGTCATAACTCTACCATGCACCTTGCCATCTTCTTGGACTACGTTTATCCAAGACTTAATCTGAGAAACTCTCTTCTGCAATAGAAGATAATGAGCAATCTGTAGTGCTTCAGGAATATTTTTAATTCTTTTTAATGTTCCTTCATCAACAATAGGATGCCCTGTAGGTGTAAGGTTCTCAGGTTTCCAACCTTTCTCTATTAATCTCTTTGAGATTTGTTGTCTAGAGTTAGGATTGAACTCTTCCACACTATCACTTAGTTTCTTACCTGTCTTCTCTGAATATCTTTCAGTAGTAATAGGTGGGAATATTTCTTGTAAATCTTTTTCTATCTTGTCTGCTTCTTCTTCAAGCTTTGCACATAATTTATCTGCTTGTTCTATATCTAACTTGAAACCATTCTCTTCCTGCTTATTTACTATTGCTCTAACTTGGTGTTCAAGAAGCATACTCTTCTTAGAATATTTCTTTAGTGTAGGTAGTAAATGCATATATAATTTATATGTCAACTCAACATCTTTAATACAATACTCTAACATCTCTTCATTAAAATGAGAGAAGTCTTTATAGTCTAGCTTTCCAAATCCCAATCTCTCTCCCCATGCCTTGAGTGAATGACCACCTTCTAGCACAGGGTCAGAGAGTTGTGAAAGGATAAGTGTATCTCTTACTTGTGATAGTTTTATCTTACTACCAGTCAACCTATTAAGTATAGGTGCATCAAAAGATATTCCATTGTGCATAATAAATATATCTACAGATTCACACCACTTAGCAAAGTCTTTCAGAGTATCACCATGCCAAGATAAAACATCTCCTTTGTCTATATCTTTGGCAACAATACAATGAATGACAGTTGCTTTAATGTCATCAGTCTCAATATCTACTACAAATTTTCTCATAAAAAGTCCTCTACATCTGATTGGTTATCTGACTCAAGAGGATTCTCAATCTCTTTTAATCTTCCTGAATCTTTGTCATACAGTAGGTATGCAGAGATACCTGTCTCACCTGCATATCTATTCTTTAGTACCCTGACAGTAGTTGTATTCGCTAGTGTAGGGTCTTCTGCTTGTTGGTCTCTCTCTAGTGCAATAACTGCATCTGATATTTGAGCAATAGAGTGTGAACCTCTAAGCATTGATAAGGACACTTCCTTACCTTGCTCCTGTCCTTTATCTCCACTTGCTCTTCTCAAGTGAGACACAAGTAACATTGCACATCTTGTTTCCTCTACTAGTGAACGTAACTTGGTCATCAGTTGGTCAATGTTTCTTCTCTCATCTTCACCTTCAATACCTGAAACAAGTATGGATAGGTGGTCAATAATAATGTACTTACAGTCTAATGCCTTGACCATATATCTTACTCTGTTAAGTATCTCATCAGTAGTAATACTACCAAAGTGGTCAAAGCCATAGAACCTTCTTGTACCTATAGTCTTTTTCTCAAACTCTTGTAACTGCTCTAGTGTATAGTTCTTCTGTACTTCCTTAATATACAATCTGTCACTTGCTTCTACTGACATGATATGTAACATAGTCCTAGTAATATTTTCTTCAAGAGAGAATACACCTATGTTATGTTCTGTATTAGTAAGTAAGTGATGCATTAATTCTCTCATCATAGATGACTTACCTGCTCCTGTACCTGCAGTAAACGTAACAAGTTCTCCTGTCCTGATACCATAAAGTTTCTCATTCAATCCATCATAAGGATATAAACAAGTTTCAGTATCATCCTCTGCATATATCCTAGAGGAAATATCTGCAAGGTTATGTATACCTGCAGGAGTATAAGGCTTTGCGTTCCAGAAGTCTTGAGTAAACTCTTGCTTCTTACCATGCACAAGATACTCATTAGCATCCTTGTATCTCATGTCCATAATAAGACACTTGTTAGGTTCAAATATTTGAGCAACTTTGATGGCTGCTTTTTTACCATGCTCATCATTATCAAAACATAGGACTACTTTATCAAACTTATTTATGTAGTCATAGTTTGCCTTAATATCTTTGAGTGCAGACTGACAACCATTCTTGATTGAAACAGTTGCCCATCTTGAACCCTGTAACTCATAGGCAGACATTGCATCTATCTCACCTTCACATATAGTAAGATACTTACCACCTTGAGGAAACTTATTCTGTCCAAACATAGTTGCTCTAGGTAAGTTACCTTCTGAAGAGAAACCTTTATTAGATACAAGTCTAATCTTATTTCCTACGTGACTATTATTAATGTCGTAATAAGGATATATATGCTTAACCACATTGTTATCTCTATCGTGTAATACTTGGACATTAAAAAAGTTTGCAGTCTCTTTCTTGATTGCTCTATCAGGGATACCATCTACAACTCCACTACTAAAATTTTGATGATTACTATTTATAGATATAGGCTTCTGCACTTGTTCCATATCTTCTCCTTTTGAATAAGTTCTACATGAAAAACAAAACTTAGTTCCACCTTCATATAATACATTTGCATCAGATGAACCACACCTGTCACAACTACCTTTCTTTATTACCTTTGATTCACTCATGTCATTCCTTCCATTTTGTTAATACCTTTGCAATAGTTTCCATTGCACTTCTCTTAATAGAATAAAACTTATTATCTATCTTGCCATCATGTGCAACTATACATTCATATAAGTCTCTACTGTCATCATAAGATATAACACACTCAATGTGTTCGCCATCTACAAATCCACTAAATTCATTTCTTTGTTCACTCATCTCCATACTCCTTTTTTATTATATCATTTATAAAGTCTGTGTCACTATCAATCTTGTCTGCCACCTCATGTTTAGCATACTTCCTTGCTTCCTGTGGTGTATAACCTTCTTGAATTAGTTCTTCATAAATTTCTTTATACAATTTTTTTCTGTCGTTATCCCAAAGATTAGCCATGACCATCTCTTATCTTTATTAGTTTATGTAAGTACCACTCTGCCTTCTTCAAGTCTTCAACACCATTTTTATATCTATATCTCCACAGATATTTCATAATGTTACCTTGTAAGTAATGCTCAAAACCTTCATCAGTCATTGCTTGAATTGCATCAATACATTCAATACCTGATTTGTTGTAGTGAGTAGGATGATTTACCATGTCCTCTTCTGTAGATAATTTATCTACTAGATGAGGTGCAAGATATACTTCATGCTCATCCTTTCCATATTGAATAAAGTTCATTTCTTTATTATCAGACTGTTCATTAGCCTGTGCTTCTCTTATTTTTCTTGCCATGAAATCATCATACCTTTCTTCCATAATCCACCTATGAATAATTAATTTTCTTTACTACCTCAACAACAGAATCTAAATTCTCTGTTAAGGTAGGCTTCTCCATTGACTCCATGTTGTCCATTGCTTCCCACTTATTGTTAGCACTTACAACATAAGTATTTCTATTTATTTCTACTACTGTGACTTCCCACTTTCGTAGTAGTCTATACTTCTTATCCTTTAAAACTTTTTTAATCATCCATTTGGTTCTCCTTTAAATGTTTTGATTACATCAGATGAAAATAACTTCTGCAAGTTTAGTAGATACATTCTACTTGCATTATGGTCACCACCTGACACACTCTTTTTATAATCTAAGTTCTCAATAATCTTACGTAAACTATTAATATCAAAGACTAAAGTACAGAACACTTCCTTGCCTATACATAAATTATGAAACCAATAATCTGCTTCAGTAGTTTGGATACCACTAGGCTTTCCATATGACTGATACTCTATGGCAATGTTGCCTGTCTTCTGCCATACATCTCTTTCAGATTTGACTTCTATCTTTTTGTCCTGCAACATATCTGCCACAAGTTTTTCTCTCACCTTACCATACTTCAAGTCCATATCAAACTTTTTCCTGTTAGGTTTACTTGGTTCTAGGTTTTCCATATCGTTCCTTTCTTTTGTATGAACCTTTACCTTTTTTATTTTGTACTACTTGCTTATTAAAAAGAAGTAATACTTTGGCAATAGGATTTATCTTTTTTATTTTCATGCTAAACTCACATATCCTACAAAGAATACAAAAGCAAACAACGTAAGTATCATATACTTTATATCTTCATTTCCCCACATTATACTACACCTTGACTGCTATGTAAATACATAATGCAATTATTAATAACTTTCCATAGTCAAGGTCATACTTTGTACCTTCACCATATTTTTTATGAAAGTCTACATTAAAAAAGTCTGTTACTCTATGCCACATTTTACTAAATCCTCATTGTTGTTATTGATTTCATACCACTCCATACCTTTAAAGATATGAGCAATCACATCTACTGTCCAACTATTACCAATCATCTTATATCTTTGAGTCTTTGATACATGATTAGTATAGTCATCAGGCATAGTCTGTAATCTCTCACACTCTATAGGTGTAAGCTTTCTCCATGTCATACCTTCCACAATGACAGTATCTTTCTGTACTGTAGTAAGGCAATTACTTTTATTATCTTCTCTCACTTCTACTTGAGTAGTATAAGGTAACTCTAATTGATTATCTTTTCTTATACCATTCTCATCTAGTCTTCTGTTAACAATCCTGCCACCTTTTGCAGAATAGGTTGCAACCTTTGGTTCTCTATTGCCACCTTGCATAGTCAGTAGGGTAGGTGCTTTACCATCCATATGATATACTTGTTTGGTTGCTCTGTAATTGTAGTGTGCATACTCTTCTGCTTCTCCTACAGGTATCAGTCTATCAACAAGTGTCATGCCATTATTACCTGCACCTTTATACATTGTTGCAGTAGTACACAGAGACTTTTGATTCACACTCCTGTGATGCCTAGCATTACGTTCATTAATAGGAACAGGTGGTTCATTGTGGTCTGTCTGTAGTATATCTTTTAAGACTAAACCTTTATCTACCATGTTCATATCAATAGGAATGTTTGTCCAATATAAACGTCTACGATTCTGTGCAGAAAACAAACTAGAGTTTATCTCAATAGGTTCAACTCCCATGTATTCTGTAATAACATCTTGGTATTCCTTCTTCATCTTTACATTCTCAAGTAAGAAATACTTAGGCTTAACTTGATTCTTTATTCTTATATACTCAAAGAATAACTTGCTACGTTCATCATCAAATGCTAACTGCCCACCTGCAAATGAAAAGCCTTGACAAGGTGAACCACCTATCAACAAGTCAATTCCCCAACAAGATATTTCAAACTCATCTAAGTCTGTAACATCTCCTAGTTGTCTAGTGTTAGGAAAGTTTGCTTGAGTAACCTTGATTGCATGAGGACATATTTCAGATGCATAGTAGGTATTTTCTATACCATCAAAGGTAATACCTAATCTTCTCAATGCTTCCTGCCCTACACTACAACCATCAAATAAACTTGCAACATTCATATTTATACTCCCATAAATTTAAAGTGTTTAAGATACTTAGCTTGTATCTTCTTAGGTAACTGTGTAAGAGGTATAAAACTTTGATTATATTTTTTAGCATATTGTAATTCTTCCTCTACTACAGATACATGATAGACTACATTATATCCTTCTACAAGTTTGCCATCTTTATCTACTCTTACATAATCATCTTTATTTATTTTAGTCATCTACTAAACTCCTATTGTATA